TATGGCAATCAACCAATTGGTAGTATTACTAACAGACCTGACGAAAGAGATTGGACTGGTATTACAACTGGATCTACTTTCCAAGGAAGAATGTTCATGAGATCTGGTATACCAGATACTACGTCAGAAACTTATTCTGACAACGTATTGTTTGATAGTCTCTCTGATCAATTTGATGGTACTAGTTCAACGTATGTACTTACCTCTGCAGGATCTTCTGAAATTTCAGGTATATCTACAGGTAATGGAATTATCTTAATCAATGATATTTTCCAAGAACCTGGAAATACTTCTAATTATACCATGGGAGAACTTGCAGGTATCACTACAATTACTTTTGTTGGAACAGCATCATCAACAATAACTGATGTTAATACTGCCGGTCTTCCTATTGGTGGAGTTTTAATTTCAGTAGGATCTACAGCAGGATTAGGATATCAACCTTTAGTTTCTGCAGGTGCAACTGTTAGTGTCTCTGGACTTGGAACTATTTCATTGGTTAGTGTAGGAAATACTGGATCTGGATATAGAGTACCAAGTAAGTATGAATTCCTTGCAGATATTGCATCTACGGTTGGAATAGGATCAACTGAAATTTACATAGAAAATACTGGAAGTGTTCTCAATCTGGTTAGTATTTTAAATAGTGGGTCTAATTGTACAATTGGCGTTGGAACTAATTTCACACCAGTTACAATTGTTTCTGCCGCATCTACTTTTGTCAGAATTGGAACTGGTGACACTATCTCCTCTGCAATCTCTGAAGGCACTCAAACTAAAATTATTGTTACCGATCCTCAAATTGGATTTGTAAATGTTAGTGTTGGTGAAAGCACAACTGGATCCACTCAAATGACACATGTTGGTTTTGCGACCATCTTGACAGGAACTGGTAACATTTCAACCTCAGTTACAATAACAAATCCAGGTTCTGGATATACTACTCTAATTAAACCATTTGCAGAAATCGATGATCCACTTTCTTATGTAAATATTCCCTTAAATTATGTTGGAACTGCTCAGTCTGGATTGCACGGAACTGTAGATATTGTTGTTGGTAATGGGTCAAGTATTATTGAGTTCTCAATCAACAATACGGGTGTTGGTTATGCTCCTGGAGAAATTCTTACCATTCCAGTTGGTGGTTTATCTGGAATTCCTACCTCAGGAACATTTAGTCAGTTTGAGTTGGATGTACAACAAGTATTCTCAGATGAATTTACTGGTTGGACAATTGGAACTTTACAAACTCTTGATGATCCATCTAGTAATTTTGATGGTGTAACTAAAGTATTTAATATTACTCTTGCTGGTAACCGACTAGCAATTAGATCTACTAGAGGATCTAAAGTTGATGTGGAGCAAGTTCTCTTAGTGTTTATTAATGACATTTTACAGGAACCTGGTAAAGGTTATGAATTTAAAGGCGGTAGCACAATTACCTTCACCGAGGCACCAAAATCTGGTGATTCATGTAAGATTATTTTCTATAAAGGAACTGGAGATGACACAGACGTTTTCACTAGAGAAATTATTGAAACCGTAAAAACCGGTGATGAACTCACTTTAGGATATGATCCAAGTCGTGGGCAAACATCTTTCTTACAAGAAGATGCAAGAACAGTTACTTCAGTTGATACAATTGATCAAGTTAAAACATTCCCATATTTTGGACCTGGTAATACTACCAATGAAACTTTGTTTAGACCACTTGTATGGTGCAGACAAACTGAGGATAAAATTATTGATGAAAAACGTGTTGCCAAGGACAGAGAACTATATGAACCACTTATTAGTCCATATGCATACATAACCAAATCTGTTGGTATTGGATCTACTCACATATATGTTGATAGAATCAGACCACTATTTAATGGAAGAAATGAAAATGACACCAGTCTCCGGTTCCAAGACAAAATTAAATTTGTTTCTCAAGTTGTGCAGGTAGGAGCATCTGCTACTGCAGTGGTAAGTGCTGCAGGAACTGTTTCATCTCTTGTCATATCTGATGGTGGTTCTGGTTATCTATCTGCCCCCACTGTCAGTATTGCCGGAACTGCACAGCAAGATGTAACCTTAGGATTAACAACTGCTACTGCTACCGCAACTATCAGTGCTGCAGGAACTGTTTCATCCTTATCTTTAACTAATGTTGGAACTGGTTATACAACAGATCAACCTCCAGGTGTTCTTATTTCTTCCCCCGGATATAGTGAAGAAGAAAACTTAGTTTCACAGTTCCTTGGTGATTCTGGAATTATTGTTGGATTTGGAACTACATCTGTCGGAATCGGAACCACTCAGTTTGTGTTTGATCTACACATACCATATGATTCTAATCTTAGAAACTCTACTATCGTTGGAACACCTGTAACTCTAAGCACCATTGATGTAAATGATTATTTTGTAGTTACCAGATCTAATGTTGGTAGTGCATCAACTTCGATTGTTTCTCTTGCTCCTGATGGTTCTACTGCAGGAGTTGGTAAGTCATTCATTGATAATATCTACGTTGTTCAAAGTGTTGAAAATGTAGAGAGAAATATTGTTGGAGTTGGAGTTTCTATATTCAGAAGAGTATTTGTTAACATTGATGATACATTTACTTTTGGAACTGCAGGAACAATATCCACTACTACTATTGCAGGATATGGTGATTATAGTTGGGGCAAATTTATATTATCATCGAGAGCAGGATTAAATTCTTACTCTGCATATACTTCCGGTGGTGTAATTGGGATTAATACTTCCATGAGAGTAGAAAGATCTCAACAATTAAGGTCCAAAAATTATATCGTATCTTAATACATAATAAATAAAAAAAACTCCATTAAATTGGCACAAAATGGCTGCAATTATAACTGATCAAATTAGAATATTGAATGCAAAGAATTTTGTATCTGGAGTTAGTTCCAGTTCTAATTCATACTATTCTTTTATTGGTCTACCAAATCCATCAGACTACCAAAGTGACTGGGACACAAATCCTCCCGCTCCTAAAGATAATTTTTCTGAAGAGAATGATTATTGGGATACCATGGTTGCTCTTAAGAAAATTAATGCTTCTGATATTAGGCAGGTAATTCCTAAAAGAAATTGGAGTTCTGGCACTACCTATGACATCTATAGACATGACTATAGTGTTACCAAAACTGCAGCAATATCTGGTGCTACTAATCTTTATTCTGCGTTTTATTATGTAATTAATAGCGATTTTAAAGTTTATATTTGCCTTCAAAATGGAACAGATCCAGGTAATCCAAATGGCAAACCATCTCTTGATGAACCAACATTTACAGACTTAGAACCAAGATCTGCAGGTTCTAGTGGCGATGGTTATATCTGGAAATATCTGTATACAATTAAACCCACTGAGGTTGTTAAATTTGAATCTACCGATTTCATACCAGTCCCCGCTAATTGGGAATCCTCAAACGATAATTCTGCTGTTAGAGATAATGCTGTAGATGGATCTATTAAAGTTGTAGTTGTAACTAATGCTGGAGTTGGTTTGGGGACTGCCAATCAAACTTACACGAGAGTTCCTATTGAAGGTGATGGTTCTGGAGCAGAGTGTACCATAACTGTTGGCGCTGATTCCAAAGTAAGCAGTGTAACAGTTTCAAATCAAGGATCTGGATACTCCTTTGGAAGTTTAAATCTTAGTTCTGGGGGAGTTCCAACTGGAACTACTGTTCCTACTTTTGATGTGATCATGTCTCCTCAGGGTGGTCATGGTGCAGATATTTACAGAGAATTAGGAGCATTTAATGTTCTTTTATATTCTAGAATTGAAAATGATAATGAAAATCCTGATTTTGTAACTGGTAATCAAATTGCAAGAGTTGGTGTTGTAGAAAATCCCGAAGTATCGACCGGGACAATTTTAAGTTCAGATAAGGCAAGTGCTCTTAATGCACTAAGACTAACTGGAACGGGATATAGTTCTGCTTCATTTACTGCAGATTCCTACTTCACTCAAACAGTTGCTACTGGAACCACTGCAGTTGGTAGAGTTGTAAATTATGATGCAACAACAGGAGTTTTAAAATACTGGCAAGATAGATCTCTCGCAGGATTTAATACTGTTGGAACTGCTTTAACAAATCCAACATATGGTTTCAGTATAGAGGCATTTACTGCTTCACCAGCACCCGGTGGAAGTTTAACTATTGTTCCATCAAGCGGATCTAATTTAGCGATTGATACTTCCTTTACTGGTATCTCAACCATAATAAATAATAAAACATATTATCTTGGTCAGTCATTTACCAGTGGGGTTGCAGGTCCTGAAGTTAAAAAACATGCAGGAAACATTATCTACGTTGATAACAGACCTTCAATTACCAGATCATCTAACCAAAAAGAAGATATCAAAATCATTTTGCAGTTCTAAAGAATTATGTCTCAGCAAACAAATCTCAATGTAGCCCCTTATTTTGACGACTTTGATCCTGCTAACGACTATCATAAAGTCCTGTTTAAACCAGGATATCCGGTTCAGGCCAGAGAATTAACAACTTTACAATCGATTCTTCAAAATCAGATTGAAAAATTTGGACAGCACTTTTTTAAAGAAGGTGCAAAGGTAATACCTGGTAATACTGGATATAGTCAATTATATTATTGTGTTCAACTGCAAAATACATATCTTGGAGTTCCTGTTTCTGCATATGCTGATCAGTTGCTTGGAACAAAAATTACTGGTGAAGAATCCGGAGTAACTGCTGTTGTTGATAAAATACTTTTACCTGAAGATTCTGAAAGAGGAAATCTTACACTCTATATTAACTACTTAAGTTCTAGCACAGCAAATAATTCAACTCAAACTTTTTCTGACGGTGAATCACTAACTTGTAATCAAATTATCTCATCTGGTCTTCTTGGGAACTCAACGATTGCTGCTGGATCTCCCTTCGCAATCACTCTTGCTTCAGATGCATCTGCAACCGGATCTGCTTTTCAGATTCAACAAGGAGTATATTTTATTCATGGAAATTTTGTAAATGTTGAGACTGAAACTCTAATTCTGGATCAGTATGGAGAAAATCCAAACTATAGAGTTGGTCTCCAAGTTACTGAAGAGATTGTTAATGCTGATGCAGATGAAACATTAAATGATAATTCTCAAGGATTTAATAACTATTCTGCTCCAGGAGCTGATAGATTAAAAATATCTGCAAGTTTATTTAAAAAACCATTAACTGACTACAATGATGATCAGTTTGTAGAACTAGCAATTGTAGAAACTGGAAATATTAAAACTCCTACTAAAAGAGGAGATTTGGGTGGAGGAGTTGGATCTCTTGATATTAGAGATATTTTAGCAAGAAGAACATATGCAGAATCTGGAGATTATTATGTAAAGGCATTTGATCTCTCTGTTCATGAATCTCTCAATAATCAAAAAGGCAATAGAGGAGTATTTAATTCTGGACAATTAACTTATGGGGGATTAATTCCAACTGATGATCTAGCACTTTATAAATTTTCCCCTGGCAGAGCATTTGTTCGTGGATATGATATTGACGTTGCAAGCACTACTTACATTGATGCTCCAAAACCAAGAACAACAAAAACTATTGAAGATCAGTCTATTATATACAATACAGGACCAACTTTTAAATTAAATAGAACCTTTAGATCGCCTGATGTTGGTATCGGCAATACATATGTTCTTAGTTTAAGAGATGAAAGGGTTGGTCTAAACACTGATGGCACAGGTGGAACTCCTGATCCAGCTGGAAAGGAAATTGGTGTAGCAAGAGTTTATGATTACAGATTAGAATCTGGATCATATGATGCAAGTAACAGCACACTTAATCAATGGGATATTGCATTATATGATGTTCAAACAACTGTTGAATTGTCCTTGAACCAGGCAACTACTTTATCAGTTCCCACCTTTGTTCAAGGTTCGCGTAGTGGTGCAACAGCATTTTTAAAAGATGCTGTAGTTGCTGGAACTGCTGTGACTGTATATGAAGCTGAGGGAGATTTCATAGTAAATGAACCCTTAGCATTTGATGGAATTGTTAATGGTAGAATTGCTATAGCAGTAACTGCTCATGATTTATCTGCGGTAAAATCTGTATTTGGTTCAAATGATAGAGTAACCGGTATTAATACTTTTGCAGCAGATGTAATTCAATCAAGAGAATTAGTAGTAGGAGTGGCAACTATTACCCCCGCATCTGGTGGAATTAGTACGGTAAGAAGTGCAAGTAATGCTCTTCCTGCTTTATTTAAAATTGGAGATCTTGTTGAATACACTAACACCGCTATTACTGTAACTGATCCTTCAATGGCAAGAGTTGCAAGTGTATCAACTGATAGTATCGGAATTTCTGCTGTAACTAACGTTCCTGGAATTGTAGTTGGAGATCTTCCGACAGTTGCTATTAATGTAAGTGATTTTAGGTTAGTAACAACTAAATTAGACTCGTCTTCGGATAATACACTTTATACTCATTTACCAAAATCAAACATTGCTTCAGTTGATCTTACTAATGCAAATTTAGTTATTAGAAAAACTCTATCGGTAGACATCGCTTCTAATCAACTTAGCTCTCAAGTAACTGCAGCAGCAAATGAGTCGTTTTTACCATTTGATGAGGAGAGATACTCTCTCGTTCGATCTGATGGAACAGCAGAACCATTAACCGCAGACAAAATATCAATCAATACTGCTGGAAATGGACTAAACATTTATGGTCTTGGAGCGGATGATACTGGAGCATCTTTAATTGTTTCTCTTAGAAAAGTAAAACCAACATCAAAAATAAAAATTAAAAATAGAGTTAAAACTCTAATTGTTGATAAGTCAAATAACTCTGCCTCCGGAACTGGATCAACAACTTTAAATGATGGATTAGATTATGGAACCGGTAATTATCCACAAGGAACTAGAGTTCAAGATGAAACTATTTCATTAAATACTCCTGATGTTATTAAAATACATGGTATTTTTGAATCATCTGATACCAATGCCGCTTCTGCGCCAAAGGTTTCTTTAATTAATATCAATAGCACTTCTACAACAACAGCAGAATTTCTAATTGGAGAATCCTTTATCGGTCAAACAAGTGGATCTGCACAGATAGTTACTGAAAAACTTACCGCAGGTCAAATTTCATTCACATCTACTAATGACATACAACTAGTAGAGGGAGAAACTGTAGTATTCCAAGAAAGCGGAGTTCAGGCTATAGTATCTGTTTTGGAATCTCCAAGTTTTGATATCTCTCAAAACTTTAGTTTTGCTACTGGTCAGGAAGAAACCTTCTATGACCAAGCAAGGATAAAGAGAAAGCATGGTAAATCTTCACCAGTAAAACAATTAAAAATTTATTTCTCAAGTGCTTCATTTGATTCAACTGACAATGGAGATATTACCACAGTAGAGTCATATAAGAATTTTGATTATGGATCTGAAATTAAGTCTGTCAATGGTTTCCGCACTTCGGATATTATTGATATCCGACCAAGAGTTTCTGAATACACTGTTGCAGAAAATACAAGATCTCCATTAGAATTTTTTGGAAGATCCTTTGATGGTGCGGGTAATTCTGCTACTAATATGTTGGCGTCAGATGAATCGATTCTAACAACATTTTCATATTATCAAGGTAGAATTGATAGAGTTTTCTTAGATAAGAATGGAAAGTTTCAAGTTGTTTATGGAACTCCATCTGATCTTCCACGAAGACCTAATCCCGTTGATGAAGCATTAGAGGTCGCTGAAATTACGCTACCCCCATATCTCTATAATGTAAGTGAAGCATCTCTTAGATTCTTAGAACATAAGAGATTCCAAATGAGGGATATCAAAAATCTTGAGAATAGAATTAAGAGTCTTGAATTTTATACATCATTATCTGTATTAGAAACTAATACAGCAAACTTACTTATAACTGATAGTGATGGTCTTAATAGATTTAAATCAGGTTTCTTTGTTGATAATTTCTCTACATTCAGACCTCAAGAAGATCGCATCGGTATTAAAAATAGTATTGACAGAAAACATAAGGAGTTAAGACCAAGACATTATACAAATTCAGTTGATCTTATTTTTGGACCTGTTGTGGGTGTAGATCCAACTGCGGATTTAAATTTTGCCCCTATTGAAGGAACAAATATTAGAAAGGCAAATGATGTAATTACTCTTGATTATAGTGAAGTAGAATATATTAATCAACCATTTGCAACAAGAACTGAAAGTGTAACTCCTTTCCTTATTAGTTTCTGGCAAGGAACTATGGAATTAAATCCTGCTTCAGATACTTGGGTAGATACTGTGAGAATTGATGCCAAGATTATTGATGTAGAGGGTGATTATTCTTCTACTGTAGAACTTTTAGCAGAGACAGAGGGTCTTGATCCACAAACTGGTTTTGCTCCTATTGTTTGGAATTCTTGGGAAGCAAATTGGACTGGTTTTGAATTTAATGATACTACCAGAACGACAACTACTGGTTTCAGAAATGTTGGTGGCACCAGAGGTGTTGGTGGTTGGATCAATGGTGGTTCTGGCGTTGCACGAATAATGCAAACTCAAGTGTCAGATGTAGTAGAAGAAACTCTCAGAGAGACAATTGAAACTGGCGTTGAGTCTAGAACTGGTCTTAGGACAATCGTTACGGAGCAGTTTGATACAGAGTCTGTTGGAGACAGAACTGTAAGTAGAGATCTTGTTCCATTCATGAGGTCAAGAAACGTTGAATTTGTTTCTAAGAGAATGAAACCACTAACAAGAATGTACGCATTCTTTGACGGTGAGGAGGTAACCAAATATTGTGTTCCTAAATTACTTGAAATTTCCATGGTCTCCGGAAATTTCCAAGTTGGTGAAACTGTTACTGGACGCATGACTCCTACTGGTCTTGGTTTAAATGACAAAAATCCACCAAGAATTACATTCAGAGTTGCTCAGTCTAATCATAGAGAAGGTGAATATAACGCACCTGATCAAGTGTTCAGAGAGAACCCTTATAATGGAACCCCTCTGGGAGCGATATACTCCTCTTCTGCAACCATCCTTAATGTTGATACATTCTCACTTTCAAATGAAGCGCAGGGGCAGTACAATGGTTATGTTGCTCAGGGGATGGTGCTTAGAGGTGCCACAAGTGGCGCAGAGGCAACGATTACAAATGTAAGGTTAGTTTCCGATTTAGCAGCAAACCTCACAGGTAGTTTCTTTATTCCAAATCCAAATAACCTAAATCATCCCAGATTTGAAACAGGAACAAAAAACTTTGTTCTGATTAATGATGAGGATAATGATGTTAATGAAGCAACGACTGTTGCTGAAGAAGGATTTACTTCCTCCGGAACTCTTGAAACTATTCAAGAAAATATTCTTTCTGTTAGAAATGCAAGAGTTGAGCAAAGGCAGGAATTCCAGGAAAGAAACGTTAACCGAAATCTTGGAACACAAGTCGTTGGTTCTCAAGTTGTCGGTTCAACTTCAAGAGATGTTATTGTTGGTTGGTATGATCCACTGGCACAATCTTTCTTAGTTGAAGAAGAAACTGGAGTATTTGTCACTAAATGTGATGTTTACTTCAGAACAAAAGATGATATGGACATTCCTCTTGTGTTCCAACTTAGAACAATGGAGAATGGATTCCCAACACAAAAGATTCTTCCTTTCTCTGAGATTGTTATTGATCCTGCGGATATTGATACGTCAGATGATGGATCTGTAGCAACTACAATTGAGTTTAAAGCTCCTGTTTATCTAGAAGGTGGTAATGAATATGCAATAGCACTTGCATCTAACTCAACTAAGTATAGTGTTTACATATCAAGAATTGGTGAAAATGATCTTTTAAGTGATGTATTCATTTCAAATCAACCATATCTTGGATCTCTGTTTAAATCTCAGAATGCATCTACTTGGGAAGCAAGTCAATGGGAAGATCTTAAATTTGTCATGTATAGAGCGGACTTCATTGATTCGGGAACTATAGATTTCTACAGTCCTGAGTTAACTGAGGGTAATAGACAGATTCCAACTTTACGACCAGATTCAATTGTACTTTCTTCTAGGAAGATAAGAGTCGGTCTTGGAACTACAATCGCAGATTCTGGATATGAACTTGGTAATACATTCTCACAACAAACAACTAACGCAACTGGAAATTTAGTTGGAACGGCGGGAACTGCTGTTGGAAATCTGACAATATCAAATGCTGGTATCGGTCTAACTCCAAATGATGGATCACTCACTTTCACTGGAGTTAATCTTGTAACTTTAAGTGGAAATGGTAGAGGTGCTCAAGCTCAGGTTAGTGTTGTTGATGGATCTGTTACTGCTGCAAGTGTAACTAATGCAGGTGGTAGTGGATATCAAGTAGGTGATGTCCTTGGAATTAATGAAATTGGTAATGCTTCAGTTGGTAGAAATGTAAGATTAACAGTTGCTGCAACTGGTAATCCTAATGAACTCGTCTTTGACAATGTTCAAGGAGAGTTTGTTGTTGGTTCAGCAAAAACTATGATGTACATTAATAGTGCAGGAATTACAACCGAACTTAACTCTGGAATTCCTGGTGGAAATGGTGGTGATGTTCAAATATCAACCATTAACGTTGATAGTGATGGACTTCACGCAAAAATTGAACATCAAAATCATGGAATGTATTTCCCTGATAACAGAGTTATTATATCTGGAATTTCTCCTGATGTTAAACCAACCAAACTAACAGCATCTTATTCACCCGATTCTACTGCTGGTATTTCTGTTGTCGATACTACTAACTTCACTACGTTTGAAAATGTTGGTGTTGGAACAACCAACACTGGATATCTATTAATTGGTGATGAAGTAATTGAATATACATCTGTCACTGGTAATAGTATTGGTGGTAATATTGTAAGAGGAACAAATCCAATAACATATCCAATTGGAACTCCAGTATTTAAATATGAACTTGGAGGAGTTAATCTGCATAGATTTAATAAAACTCACACACTAAGTGATGTTTCAATCGGAAGTTCAATTACTTTTGATTCATACAACATTAAACTGGATATGTCGGAGAAATTTAACTCTAACAATGATGATCGTAGTAATGATGTGGGATATCCAAAACTATACGTTGCAGAATCTAAATCAACTGGAGGATCAGGTATCAAGGCAACTCAAAACATGCCATTTGAAATTATCACTCCAATTGTTCAAAATGTCACTGTTAGAGGAACATCAATAGGTGCTGAAGTTAGAACTGTTACTGGTCAAAGTATTAGTGGAAATGAAATTGCATACATTGATGTTGGATTTGAACCATTAATTGTTAATAAACCAAACTATCTTGATAGCACTAGATTAATTGCATCCAAAGTTAATGAAAATGCTAAATTGACTGCCATTGAAGGATCTAAGTCAATGCAAATGAGAGTTAATATGGTAACTACTGATTCTCGCGTATCACCAGTTATTGACGGTCAAAGAGTTAGTACAATTCTTTCTTCAAATAGAGTTAATAGTGAGATTGCAGACTTTGCAACTGATTCTAGGGCAAATGGAATCTTTACAGATCCAACTGCATGTCAATATGTTTCTAAGGAGATTACCTTAGAAAATCCAGGAACTTCATTGAAGGTTATACTAGATGCTCACATTAATGATTATTCGGATGTAAGAGTATTCTATGCTATTAGTAATAAACCTGGATTTAATCCAATCTTCGTTCCATTCCCAGGATATGCTAATTTGAATTCTAGAGGTCAAATTATTGATCTAGCTAATAATAATGGTGAGTCTGATAGTTTTGTATCCAAGTCACAAACTTATGGATTTGATAGCGACTCAATTGAATTTAAAGAATATACATTTACTAGAGATCAACTGCCATCATTCAGATCTTATAGAATTAAAGTTCTATTGACGGGAACATCACAAACATATGTTCCAAGATTTAGAAATCTGAGAGTCCTTGCGTTAGCATAATGTATAAAGTTAAAGATCATGCGGATCTTTTGAGAGATCCGCACACTGGTGCAATTCTAAACTCCAATTCTTTAGACCATGCCAAATATGTAAAGAGACGTGAGGCAAAAGATAAAGAGCATCAAAAGGTACAAACAATTGAGGATGAAGTTGCTAGTATGAAAGATGATATTGACGAAATTAAATCACTATTAAAGGAGTTAATCAATGGACCCAAATGATATTAGTTTAGATAATCTTTCTAAGAGTTTTGAATATGCCAAGTTGTCAGGTGAAATAGATAGTTGTAATGATATCGAAGAACTTAGAAATATTGCTAAGTGTTTTTGTAAACTTTATTATAAACAGCAGGAAACAATGCAAGTAATGGGTTTAGCAAATGGCAACTAAAAACGTAACCTTTGATCCTGATGCTGGAGTACCAAAAGGTGTGAACCTAACCATTCACACTGGATCAGATTTTGCGACAAACTTTAATGTTGTCAATACTTCTAATAGTGCCTTTAATCTTACTGGTTATAGTGGATCAGCTGCAATGTCTAAAAGTGTTGCTATCGGAGCAACACTTGGTATTACAACTTCATTTGCTGTTGGGTTCACAAGTGCCTATGACGGTAAGTTCAAAGTATCTTTAAACTCCACACAAACAAGAAGTTTGGATGAAGGAAGATACGTTTATAATGTATTAGTAAGTTCAGGCACCACAGTTTATAGTATTGTAAACGGTAATGTTTTAGTTATTGCAGGAATAACTACAGCACCGTCATAAATATAGTTACGGAATTAGTGTATAAATGGCTCAACCCGCAAGCAGGTCTGACCTCGTAAACTACTGTAAGAGACAACTGGGGGCACCAGTATTAGAAATCAATGTTGCCGATGAGCA